GAAATATGGTAAAGCTGAATTTCAAAAAGCCGCCGCCGCAGGTAAAAAACTAGGTGAAGAAGCTAAACCAGACTTTTTAGATCTAGACAAAGATGGTGATACTGAGGAGCCAATGAAAAAAGCTGCTAAAGATGCTAAAGACGAAGAGCCAGCTAAACCAGACGCTGATGCTGTGGCTAAACGCAAACGCCTACAAGCACTAAAAGACAAACAGGAAGATGAGCGTGCTGAACGTGGTGACGACGACAAATCATCAAGTCGCGTTGTTAAAGGTCGTGCTTATGGTGGTTCCGCACAAAAAGATGCAGAAGAAAAAGATGACTTAGATGAAGTAGCACCTCCAGGTGACAAAGCAGAACGCATGGTTAAACACATTAAGAAAGGTTATGCCAAAGATGGCAAACTAACTAAACGTGAAAAAGGTATTGCTTATGCTACAGCCTGGAAAGCACATAACAAAGGACAAGTAGAAGAAGGTACAGAATTTGGAGACACTATTAAAAACAGTGAAGCGAAAATGACTAAAGTTAAAGTTACAGAAGGTAAGGAATCTATCCGCAACCATCCTATTTACACAAATGAAGAAGCATGGAATCACTATAAGCAAGAGCTTGACGAACAAGAGGCTATGGAAGCAGATTGCATGGAAGCTCCAGTAGTTGATGTACAAGAAGAGCTTAATGAGATCGCTAGACTAGCAGGTCTTGCTCCTAAGATGGAAGCTAAATCAGTATGCCCAAGTTGCAAGTGTGAAAAATGCGAGTGCAATGAAAATTTAGATCCGATGGTACCAGCTGATTCAGCAAGTCCACTAACACATACAGAAGAAGGTATAGGCTGCAGTATGGAAGAATTAAAAGAAGCTATGTCACGTAAAAACTATCGTGAGATGGCAGAAAAAATCAAAAACATGGCTGACAGAGAAGATGCTAAAAAGATATGCAAAACATTTGCAGACATGGCAAAGGCAGACAATCCTCGTTTCAAAGAAGAAATGTTTTATGCCGCATGCGGTATTGACGTAGCTGAATGTGGAATGTCTCCTGCTACAGTTCTAGTAGGTGAAGAAGAAATGGACGAAGGTAATGAATTTACCAAAGCTCGATTAGATGCTATCGCTGCAGGTAAAGACACATTCACAGTTGGTGGTAAGACTTATAAAGTCAGCGGTGATACATCAGCAGAAAAAACACAAGTTGAAAGCCTTGATGACGAAAAACAAGCAGTTACAGAAAATATGAACATCACTGTGGCAGCAGATGGTGAAGAAGATGTAGTTAACCTAATCCGCAAGCTAAGTGGTATGCCTGTAGTTGCTATCCAAGCTGCACCGGCTGAAGAATCATGTGGTACATGTGGTTCTACACCATGTGGCTGTGATTCACTTGAAGAAGAACGTGATATCGAATGGGATAACACTCCAGAAGAAAAAACAGCACCAATCACAGCAGTAACAACTGATGCTGGTGGTGGTCTTGGTGGTGTTAAGAAACAATATCCATTGGCTGCTAATCGTGGTGCAAACCCAATCGAAGAAAATCTTTGGAAAGCATACGAAAGTATGATTAACGACATTAAGGCCTAATACAATGAAAGAGCTACGCGAATTTATTGAACTAATGGATGCTATCCAGGAAGGTAAGCCTATCCAGGAAGACGCTGTAGATGCAGCACATCTCAGCGATATGCTAGATCAACTTGAAGAACATCTCAATCAAGCTGTGGGCATCGCTAATGATCTAGCACGTTTTGGTCGTGATCTTCCAGGACCATTCGCAGGTCAGATCCGTAGTTATCTTACACCACACCTAGAAAGTTTTTTAGATGATCGTCGCCAACCAGGTAGCATTCCTAGCCTACGTAATATGTTAATTGACAGCCAAGAAGACGATGACGAAGAAGACATGTATGAATCACAGACGTTTGATCATCTCACTAGTCAACGTTTAAAAAAAATATTGCTAGCACCACAAGCAGATGCTCGTACATTAGAATGGGCTATGGACTTTACAGAAGATGCTTTAAGAGCAGACTATGATGATGAGGGAATTGATAGCAGAACTTTTGATGCTAGGAATAATGCCTTTAATCAAGCTTCAGAAGCGTTTTACGATGAAGACGGTGAGGTTAATCCTGACGCGGATCTAGACGCAACTCTAAAACATCTAAGACAATTTTGGAGTGTTTAATCCGTGAAGATTAACGAAATCATCATCGAAGGTAAAATAGGAAAAATTCCTAAACGTGCTAGCCAAGCCGCTAAGGGTGAATGGCTCTGGCGCGATGATGGTATTGACAGAATATATAATCTTAATCGTGTGATGATGGCAGCCGCAAAATCAGACGGTAAAAAAGTCGAAGCACAAGATTGTCCTGAACAGAGTTGGTATGGAAAGATGAACGTAGCTCGTCCATACACCGAAGCAGAACACATAATGATGCGTTCAGCATTTAAAACTATTGACAGCGAAGTAGAACATTCCATCCCCGACCATCGCAGTCTTGAATTAGATAGTGTTAATAAATCTAGTCCAGTACCTCAACGTAAAAAGAACAAATACGGTGTCTAAACAATATTCAATCCGCACACAAGATTACACTAACAGCCATATTGAAGAAGCTGTGTTAGATGCTAACGACCCTATACACGAAATTAAAACCCTAGCAGGACTGAGTAGTATTGGTAATCTGGGCAAACTGCAAGAATACAAAGGTCCAGAAAGTGAAATGGCTAATCAAGGTAGTAATCCCAGTATCACAGCCAATGAAAAAATACAGTATCAAAAGAAGCATAACATCCAACCAGGCACACCAGAATGGTTCAAACTTTGGTTCAGCCTACCATACCTAACAGGCGAAAAGCCCTGGTAATTGTAACACCTTGTTAAAGCCAAGATAAGTATTACTATGGCAACAGCAAAAGGCACAGATTCAGTTCTAGTAAAGAAACCGCATACCAGAGAATCTTTTACAGAAGAACAGCTAAGAGAATTCGCAAAGTGCGCAGATCCCGTCACGGGGCCTGAATACTTTATGAGTCACTATTTCTATATACAGCATCCTACCAAAGGACGTATGCTGTATACGCCATTTGATTATCAGAAACGCCTAATACACACATACCATGCTTATCGATTCAGCATTTCATTAATGCCTCGGCAGACAGGTAAGTCAACAAGTGCCGCAGGTTACTTGTTATGGTACGCTATGTTCGTACCTGATAGTACAATTCTTATTGCAGCACACAAGTACACTGGCTCACAGGAAATCATGCAACGTATACGCTACGCTTATGAAAGCGTACCAGACTTCATACGTGCAGGTGCTGTAAGTTATAACAAAGGTAGCATTGACTTTGATAATGGTAGTCGTATAGTTTCGGCCACAACTACTGAAAACACTGGCCGAGGTATGTCTATATCACTATTATACGCAGATGAGTTTGCGTTCGTCCGTCCTACCATAGGACGAGAATTCTGGACTTCTATCAGTCCCACCTTAGCAACTGGTGGTAAATGTATTATTACATCAACACCAAACAGCGATGAAGACCAGTTTGCTACTCTATGGAAAGGTGCTAACAAGCAGTTTGATGAGTTTGGTAACCCAACTGAAATTGGCATCAATGGATTTAAAGCATTCCGTAGTTACTGGAATGAACATCCAGACAGAGATGAGAATTGGGCTGTACAACAACGAGCACAGCTAGGTGATGAGCGTTTCCGCCGTGAGATGGACTGCGAGTTTATTATCTGGGACGAAACACTTATCAACCCTAGCTACTTAGTAGAACTGCAAGGAGTAGAACCAATAGAACGCCAAGGACAAGTACGCTGGTACAAGCGACCCGATCCTACGAAAACTTATCTAGTTGGATTAGATCCTAGCTTAGGTACAGGTGGTGATCCTAGTGCTATACAGGTATTTGAAGTTCCTAGTTTCATACAAGTAGCAGAATGGCAGAATAATCGCACGCCAGTGCAACAACAGATAGGTATCCTAAGTGAAATCACCAAATATCTAGCAGAAACCGTGCCCGTAAATAACATCTACTATAGTCTAGAAAACAATACCCTAGGTGAAGCTGCCTTGGTCAGCGTAGCAGAAATCGGTGAAGAGAATATCAAGGGTACGTTCTTGAGTGAACCAGCAAGAGCAGGGAACACACGCAGATATCGCAAAGGTTTTAATACCACAAATAAACCTAAAATCACTGCCTGTGCTAAACTTAAAAGCCTAATAGAAAGCAAACGCATGACCATATACAGTCGTCCGCTGATCAGTGAGCTTAAAACATTCGTAGCACATGGTAGCAGTTATGCGGCAAAACCAGGTGAAACTGATGATCTAGTGATGAGTGTAGTATTGGTTGTACGTATGGCGCAATTACTACAGAGCTATGATGCCAGTTTAGATACCGCAATGAAAGATGTACTAGATGATTTCATTGAGCCAATGCCATTTATAATGATTTAAGATAAATACTCATATGAGAGAAATAGATAAAATAGCAGAAGGACTTTTTGAAAAAATCCGTGATCGTTTTGAGGATGTCAGCTTAGGTGATGATAAAGCCAAAGCCACTAGCGACCCAGAACAAGCACGATTTTTTAACTTTGACTATGTGATCAATGATCATAATCATGGTAATATTACTATGAGTTTGATCGATGAAACCAGCTTAAAAGTCTATTTTAGCAAGAATATCAGTAAAGATCTATCCGATGAAGAACGTCATGATTGGTACGGTTTTTTACGTGAACTACGTGAATTTGCTCGTAGAAATCTACTGAGTTTTGAACCTAGAGATATCACACGCTCAACACTAAAACACAGAGATATCGCACAGCAAAGCAAAGCTGACAGTACCTATGACAAAGATGAGGTTGTAGCAGAAAGCCGCATGTACGGTACTGTAAATCGTAGTTTTGAAAGCTTTGGTCCTGTGCGTATTAAGTTAGCACACACTAAACCTATAGTAGATGAAACACACGGTGCCCGTAGCCGTAACATCGCCGCGATATTTGTCGAAAACGATCAAGGCGAACGCTTCCGACTACCATTTACCAGTTTGACTGGTGCTCGTGCTATGGCCAGACATGTGTCAGCTGGTGGTGTACCTACAGATGAGTTAGGACAACATATCACAGAGATGGTCAACGAAATGATGACTCTGCGTCCATTTATCAGAGGTGTGCAACGTCGCACATTTGAAGACGTTGTTACCAAAGAGATGATAGAATCAGCATTTGGTTATCATGGCCTATTGAAAAATACCCTAAAGAAAATCAAAGGCAAAAAGGGTTATACAGAATACAAAGAAAGTTTCAAACCAGCACTGGTTGAAGATGAAGTAAACGTAGAAGAATTAAAAGAATTGTTTGTCAAGAAAACACTTGACGAACGCATCGAACAAGCATTACCATTAGTACACAAGGCCTATACGATCATGAAAGAAAACAATAATCCATTTGCACAACAATTTGAAAGTTGGGCTAGTACAGTTGCAGAAGGCAGCTGGGCACTTCCAGATACTGAAGATGAAGTTGGTCAATTGATTGACTTATTAAGTGAACCACTACCAGTTGGTGTAGATGCGCAGAATGCTACAAATGCACTGTATAATATCATCGGTGACGATAGATTATTTGATCGTCTAGGTGAGCTGGCAGACATTGATCCTAACGCTGATGCACGTGATGTGGTTACTAGTTGGTTATATGATAATTTACCTCACATCTATCAACAGATTGAAAACGAAATTGGTGATCCAGACTATCCAGCAGAACCAGCAGAAGCAGCAGATGAAGATTTAGAAGAATCATACCCAGCTGGGCAAATCGTTATAAATGGCAAGGAAGTTGATTTAACAACAATTACATTAGACGGTGTAGAATCATGGGACGCACCAGACTACGCAGATGCTTATGCAGACTATGCAGAATTCACAGATGGCACACCATTATCAGACGATGAACTAGAAGAACTTACAGACAAACATGGTGATATTATAAACGCAAAAGCACACGACATGTTAGAAAGTAGATTGGCTGCAAATACAGAATACGGTGCGGCTATTCCAGGTGGCACACAAAACATGTTAGCAACAACTATGGAAAATGATGAACAAGATGATGACGGTGGCGTAGAAGCGATCATGAGTAGTATCATCCGTAGGATCGCACATAACCATCATGATCTATTATTAAAACTAGGACCAGACGGTGTGCTAGAAGCGGCTCGTGAACAAGCTGAATTCGCTGCACCTGTTGAAGAAATTGGTAGCAGTGATGTCAGTGGTTGGGTTCGTAGGATTGAACAGGACGCTGGCATAGAACAAGAACACAGTGACCTACACGAAGCATTTGAGAAAGCATTAAATGAAACCGCAATTAATGTAGGCGATATGATTAGAGATAAAACTCAACCAGAAATTTCAGGCAAAGTAGTAGGCGACATGGAAGAAAATTATACTATTCAAGTTGATGGCGAAATTTATCACATTAAAAAATTAAACGCAGAAAAGGTAGCTAAAGAAGCTATAGAAATACCAGACAATCCTGATTACAAACCATACGATAAACCAACATTCCAACGTAAGGGCATTACTCCGGGACAACCTACAGGCAATTTACCAGGCATAAACCCAGCAGCTCAAAGAGAAAAACAACCATGGGCAGGTATTAATACTGCCGAACCTGCTTACAAGAGAAAAGCACAATACGATCAAGAAAGAGAACAACTCAAAAAACTAGCAGGCTTAAAATAATATAATATACAAGTAATATCAAAAGGACTTACGGGTCCTTTTGTTTTGGTTAAAATTTCTTGTAAATACTTCTTGCGAGATAAATAATATTAGCGTATTATGTTAAGATGCATAACACGTTTAGGCATATTTTAAGACCAACTTTAGGAGAAATACCATGGCAACATCATTAGCAGAAATCCGTGCAAAATTACAAGCACAAGAAACACGCAGTTCAGGCAACAACTCATCACAAGGTGGCGATAACGCTATCTACGCACACTGGAACATCCAAGAAGGCCAAAACGCTCGAATCAGATTCCTTCCAGACGCAGATCCAAAAAACACATTCTTCTGGGTAGAAAGAGCGATGATCAATTTACCATTTGCTGGCGTTAAAGGTCAAGCAGACAGTAAACCAGTCACAGTTCAAGTACCATGCGTTGAGATGTGGGGCGAAGCATGTCCAATCTTAGCAGAAGTCCGCACTTGGTTCAAAGACCAAAGTCTAGAAGAAATGGGTCGTAAGTATTGGAAGAAAAGATCATACTTGTTCCAAGGTTTTGTGCGTGAGAATCCACTTGCAGATGACAAGACACCAGAAAATCCAATTCGCAGATTTATTATCAGCCCACAGATTTTCAATCTAGTTAAAGCGGCTTTGTTGGATCCAGAACTAGAAAATCTTCCAACAGACTACCAAGGTGGTTTAGACTTCACTGTTACTAAAACATCAAAAGGTGGTTATGCTGACTACTCAACAAGTAAATGGTCACGCAAAGAATCTGCACTAACAGCAGAAGAAGCGGCAGCTATTGAAACTCACGGCTTATACAACTTGAAAGATTTCTTACCTAAGAAACCAAGCGAAGTTGAATTAAAAGTTATGAAAGAAATGTTTGAAGCATCAGTAGATGGTCAAGCATATGACGCAGATCGTTGGGGTGCATACTACAAACCAAGAGGCGTAACGATCGTTACAGCCGAAGCAACATCAGCACCAACAGCTGCACCAGCAGTAGCTGATGAAGAGTTTGACACGCCAGCGGCAGTAGCGGCTCCAGCACCAACGGCAGAGGCTGCACCAGCGGCGCCTACAGCACCAGTAGCAACACCACCAGCTGGTGGAACAGCACGTGCTGAAGACATCTTAGCGATGATTCGTAACCGTCAAAAGACACAATAATAAGTAAAGATAAAGGGTAGGGCTCAAGCTCTACCCATTTATTTCAACGAGGACACATTATGGCAAAACCATTTGATATATCAAAATTTAGAAAAAGTATTACTAAGTCTATAGATGGACTTAGCACAGGATTTAACGATCCTACAGATTGGATTTCAACAGGTAATTATACACTTAACTACTTGATTAGTGGAGATTTCCACCGCGGTGTTCCGCTAGGTAAAGTTACTGTGTTTGCAGGTGAATCTGGTGCAGGTAAGAGTTTTATCTGTAGTGGTAATTTAATCCGCAACGCACAGAAAGATGGCATCTATGTTATCCTAGTTGATACAGAAAATGCCTTAGATGAAAAATGGTTACATGATCTAGGTGTAGACACATCAGAAGACAAGTTATTAAAACTTAACCTAGCTATGATTGACGACGTGGCCAAGACTATCCATGAATTCATGAAAGAATATAAGACATTACCAAAAGAAGACTGTCCAAAGGTATTGTTTGTTATTGACAGTTTAGGTATGTTATTAACACCAACAGACATCAATCAGTTTGAAGCAGGTGATTTAAAAGGTGATATGGGTCGTAAACCTAAGGCACTAACAGCACTTGTGCGTAATTGTGTAAATATGTTTGGTAGCCATAACGTTGGTTTAGTTGCCACTAACCATACGTATGCAAGTCAAGATATGTTTGACCCAGATGATAAAATTTCAGGTGGGCAGGGCTTTATCTACGCAAGTAGTATCGTAGTTGCTATGCGTAAATTAAAACTTAAAGAAGATGAAGATGGTAACAAGATCAGTGAAGTAAAAGGTATCCGTGCAGCATGTAAGATCATGAAGACCAGATATGCTAAACCATTTGAAAGTGTGCAGATCAAGATCCCATATGAAACTGGTATGAATCCATACAGTGGCCTAACTGACATGATGGAAGCTAAAGGTCTACTTAAGAAAGATGGTAACCGCCTAGCATTTGTTACTGCTGACGGTAAAGAGATTAAGCAGTTCCGTAAAGCATGGGAATCCAATGAAGAAGGTTGTTTAGACATAGTGATGAAAGAGATCTCGGCCAATGCTAAACTATTAGACAATGGCCCAGCACCAGAAGCACCAGCGATCTTAGATGAGGAGACAGCAGAATGAACGTTGAATTAGATGCACTTAGCGAAATTTGGATGACTTGTAAAGAGTATATCGCACCTAAAGATCGCCAGGCAGCCGCTGACCATGTGATCAGTGTAGTAGCTGATCAGAATATCACTGAACGTGAACTGAAAGCATTTGGTGGAACTGATAGTTATCTCAAACGGGCGTTGACAGAGTATCTAGGTGAAGAAGAAACGGAAGAAGCTGATTACGACGAAGATGAAGGTGATGATTATTAATGTCGGCCAAGGAAAAAAAATATTTTCCAATAAAAACTGATACTGCATGCCAGTTAAAGTGGGCTTGGTCTACGATTTTATTACCTAAAGGCCTTACACAAAGTTGTCATAGAATAGATCCGCATCCGTTTGATATAAATTCGTTCAATTTCCATAATACCGAAGAAAAAATACGTCAACGCGAAACTATGCTAGATGGACAATGGCCAAAATCAGGATGTCAATATTGCGAAAATATCGAACGCACTGGAGTTGGCCAAAGTGATAGACAATTTTTTTTGCAGGTTCCTAACTTATCACCTAAAGAATTAGAAAGTGATATCAGAGCTACAAAAGTAAGTCCTACAATATTAGAAGTATATATAGATAATACTTGTAATCTAAGCTGTGTATATTGTATTCCAGAACTGAGCTCTCGTATAGATAATGAACTTAAAAAACATGGAAGATTTGAAAAGAATGGTTTAATTTTAGAATCGACTTTTCAAAAAGAAAATAATTTTGATGAAATACAGGAAAAATTCTGGGCATGGATGCGAGAAAATGCACATACATTAGAAAGATTCCATGTGGAGAACCGTTTTATCAAAAGCAATTTGAATTATTTTTTGATTTTTTTAATGCTAATCCATGTCCAAATCTTGCATTTAATATTGTTACAAACTTAGTAATTACTAAAGATCGTTTAGAAAAATATGTTGATAGATTTAAAAAATTAATAGTAGATAAGAAACTAAAACAATTAGATATTACTGTAAGTATTGACTGTTGGGGGCCTCAACAAGAGTTTGTGAGATATGGATTAGATCTAGTTAAATGGCAAGAAAATTTTGAATACTTAATTTCCCAACGCTGGATAAAATTAAATATTAACAATACTATATCAGTTCTTACTATAAAAACATTACCAAATCTATTAGAATTAATGGCATCTTGGACAAAAAATAGAAAGATTGAACATTATTTTTCTACTACAATTTATCCTAGTTATATGCATCCAATGATATTAGGTGCAGAAGAATTTGATGAAGATTTTAAAATAATTTTGGATTTAATGGAAACGGACACTTGGAGAGGCGGGCAAGCCAAACAATATATGCAAGGTTTGGTTGCAGTTATTCAAAATTCAACATATAATAAAGAAGAAACATTAAAATTATTAACATATTTAGATGAAATAGATCGTCGAAGACACACTAATTGGCGTGAACTTTTTCCATGGTTAATTAAATACGAGGGCTTATGTGGTATTCAAGAGTAGTAGCTAGTTTAGGTAGCATTCCTGATTTCATACAGCATTATGAACGGGAACTAGAAGACGCACGAAAGGAAGTTGGAGTCTATGGCAACATAGAAAAGAATCTTGCTGGCCTGCCCGGAATTACAGAACGACGTTTTAATCAGCTACAGGAGATTGAAGCAGTTCTTAATTACCTCAACATACAGTTAAGAAAAATACGCAAGAAACACTTCCAAAAGTATCTTGAAGGATACGCTCGTGCGCTGACTAGTCGTGATGCAGAAAAATATGTAGATGGTGAAGATGAGGTCATTGACTTTGAGACTATCATCAATGAAGTAGCACTATTACGTAACAAGTGGTTAGGTATCATGAAAGGACTTGAAAGCAAGAACTTCATGCTTGGTCACGTAACACGCTTGCGTACTGCTGGCATGGAGGACGCATCAATTGGCTAGCCTAAATCAACAGACATTGAATTTGATCAATGGATATGACACATTCCTAGAAAGTCTACGCACAATCTGCGACATGGGCTGTGGTACTGGCGGTGATATCACTTGGTGGGCTATGCTAGAATCAAAAGATGATCCTCCAGAACCTTACAACTATAATTGTTTTGCTGTTGATCGTGATAAAAATAAATTAAACCAGGTTCCGGATCTTGAAAACATAAACAAAATACATCGTGATTTCACTGATCGCCAAATCATTCCTGTAAGTATAGATCTTTTATGGAGTTATGATAGCCTACAATATAGCCATAATCCTATAGAAACTCTGCGTTTTTGGAATGAACAGATGACCGTAAATGGAATGTTGATCTTACACGTACCACAATCTAATGGGGTAGAATACAATAGATATTACAGCAAGACATACAATAATTGCTTCTATAATCATACTCCTACTAGTTTGTTATATATGCTCGCAGTTAATGGGTTTGATTGTCGTGATGCTTATTTACTTAAAAAATTCAATGACCCTTGGATACAGCTCGCAGTTTATAAAAGCGACATAGAACCCATGGATCCAAAAACTACCACATGGTTTGATCTTGCGGATAAAAATTTATTACACCCTAGTGTTGTGCAAAGTATCACAAAAAATGGATTCCTAAAGCAAGAAGAAATAATCATGCCATGGTTAGATAAGGAAAATTATTATATTGATTGGATACCACAACAAACAGTAATTCCAGAAGAAGCGGGTGATCCTATAGTAAGTGGTATATTCAACGAAACACGGCCAGCTGAAGAACCAAAACTAAAACAGGCAGATGCAAAAACTAAATCAACAGAACTTCTAAAACCCGTAGGCATCACTCGCCCCCCTAAGGAAAGATTTGTAAAATGATAAAACGTGTAGTGTTGTGTACAGGTGGGTTTGATCCTTTGCATTCAGGGCACATAGAATATTTTCGTTCAGCTCGACGTCTAGGTGACGTCCTAGTAGTCGGAGTAAACAGCGACAGCTGGCTACGCCGTAAAAAAGGTCGTGAGTTCATGCCCAGTCATGAACGTGTGCAGATCATTGAAAATCTACGCATGGTAGATCATTGCATATTATTCAATGATACAGACGATCATGCCATAGAAGCCATACGTAATGTTAAAACCATGTATCCTAACAGCGAAATCATCTTTGCCAATGGTGGTGATCGCACAGCTGATAATATACCAGAAATGTCAGAATCTGATGTAGAGTTTGCGTTTGGCGTAGGCGGCGAAACAAAAAAGAATTCTAGCAGTTGGATTCTCGACGAATGGAAGGCACCTAAAACAGAGCGTCCTTGGGGCTACTATCGTGTCTTACACGAAGTTCCTGGCACTAAAGTTAAAGAACTTACTATAGAACCTGGACAAAGCTTAACCATGCAAAAACACTATGATCGGACAGAAGAATGGATGATTGCTGAAGGTCGTTGTATGGTTGAACAATATACACAACCGTCAAATCATCATCTGATTCAACTACCGTTAACTAAACATCAAACATATCATGTCAGGGTTGAACAATGGCATAGATTGTTTAATCCCTATGATGCACCCTGTAAAATCATTGAAATACAATA